CCCAGTGGCTATCTTTCTGCTTCCAATCCCATGATTCGCTGTAGTGTGTCGGCTTATGCTGCCGCCCGATCTTGATTTTGCCTGTCTTGATTGCCCACATGACATACTTACGTTGCTTGTCACTCTGCCAGCCAGTGGGGGGGTATGCCCGTTTCCTGCTAACATATTTATAAGCAACGTCATGTTTTAGCCCGTGCTGTTTGTTGCCCACGATGTAGGTAGCAATAGCACGCATGGCCGCTGCCTTCGTGCCGCGTGGCAGGTCTGTTATAAATGCCTTGACTTCTTCTACTCCGGTGACTTTGTAGTTAATCATCTGTATCTCGGCGCAAACAGCATCCCGGTGTCAAGTGGTACTAGCCTGCAATCACAACGCCACCCGCCGCATTCCAATTCTCTGGACTGTGGCGCTTTGTACTTCTGCCACTCAATAGCCGCTCTGGTAGTGCCTTCGTATTCCCTACAATCATCGCAATGGTCTTCCGTTGCGCCGTACTCCCATGTGAGCAGGGTGTTACCACCCGCAAACAGTAAGGCACGGTTTCTCATCTCGTCATACCTGTGCGCCCACATACGCACACGGTCCCTGAACTGGTCGTAGCCGCTTTCATCCCTTGCTGCCTGGGTGATGTCATTCATCAGCTTTTGAACGTAGGTCAACTCTTCAACCATTGCATCTTGTAACTCTGCTTCCATTTCAGGTGTCATGCTTGCGCCTAACTCACGCAGGCCTGCCAGCCAGCCGCGCCTGAACTGGAAACTTATCTGCTGCAACATAATATCTTCAAACTCGTAAGCAGTCAGCAATCCGTTGTATGCGTCCCTGACTGCCTTCCACATCACGCGGTCATAGTAGGATGTGGTCTTGATGGCTGCATCTATCCAGTCCATCACGTCATCAGACAAAACATCCCACCGCGCCATATAATCAGCGGTGGTGATTACAGTCACAAGCAGTTCGTCACGCTTCGTCATTATTCACAACTTCAAAGTCATAATATGCCATTTGTAAATGCTTTTCAATAATCGGAATATCTTCGTCATCTTCTATATACTCAATGCGCGTTGGCAGTCTGTAATTATATTCATCGTATTTACGCCAGTGGGAATTATGCCAGATTAATAACATCAGCCTGAAGACGTTGTGTAAACAACAGTAATGCCGAATGAAATTGCCCCGGCAGTTGAAACCAACTTACAAACAAAATCACCATTTCCAGACGGGTAAGCAACTGATCCGTCTGGACCTAGTAAGTTTACATCTGTTTGCCATGTGGTATCGTTCGCCGTTGTAGGGCCGAACCATTCATCTAACTCTAATCCCATCCCCACGACTGAAAAATCAAAGTTACCACCGCCCAGCGGTGTGCCCCTATCGCCCGTCAAAGAACCAATGCGGTTGAAGTCCCCATTAGTTCCATCAACAGCACTTAGAAACCCGAAACGGATGTAGCCAAGAAATGCTGGGCTGGTTGTCTGGTTACTCTGCACCACGATTTGTTTCAAGATAATATGCGCCGTGTCCTCATGTGTCCAGTTGACCGTATCGCTCAAATCAATCAGCATATATCCTACCGTGCCCGATTGGTTATCTGCTTCAAGATGTACAATATATGTCTTTTGATACCCGATGACTGTTCTGAGCGCCTTTTCGCCTTCATAGTTGACAACATCGGCGGCATTTGTTCCCGTACTGTCATAAATCGCGGCTGGCTGCGTTTCTGTTTTGTCCGCTTTTAGTTCTAATTCTGCAAGTAATGTGTCCTGCTTTGCACTCGTGGCCGCGCCTGATGGGAGCGCGCTGGATTCTACGCTTACGGGTTGTGTCTCTGTCAGGTCTGCCTTTCCTTGCAGTTCTAACAATAACGCTGATTGATTGTCGCTGGTGGCCGCATCAGTTGGAAGTGCGCTATCCTGTACGCTTACAGGTAGCGGTGCATCAGTACTCAAAGGCGTGGGTGTGTCATCTGTTCCTGTGTCAAGCCTGATAACCTGTACATCTGTACCATCCGACAATTCCACTACCGCCGGGTTTGTTTCTTCCGGTGGCGCTGTGTCGGTTGCTTTTTGATACTGCCTTCCCGTGTATGCCATCAGTCTACCTCGGAGTCCAGTCTGTCAATCTTTCCGTTCCTGCTTCGCTTAACCTTCGTTGTAACCCGTGCTGGTTTGGCGTTTATGTTTACCACTGGCGGGTCTTGCTTCGGCACGCTGATGTCATTCTTTACTGTAACCGGAGTAGGTTGTACTTCTATGCTCACAGGGGATGGCATCACATCGTTGGTCACTGTCACCTGTGGAACGGGAAAGTTCAGCCCTTGCAATGCACCCGCAATAGCATCTGATATTTCTTGCGCGTTGATGTCCTGTGCTTTAGCGGGGATGTTTATATTCAAGATCGGCGGCGTGGGCTTCTCTGGCTTTTCATCTTCTTGCAGCGCCTTGATTGCGTTCTCTATGCTGATAGAAATATCTGCAAAGTCTGGAGCAAACAGGAACGGGCGCTCGTCATTCGCATCGAACAGTTTACGCACGTCATCAGCACATTTACAAGCAGGCAGGCCGGTCAGTATCCGCGCATGTACATCAGGCGGGATAACATCGCTTTCGAAGTCCACCGCCTTACCCGCCCCGCGCTTCAATGCTTTACGCTGCCACTTGGCCAGGTCATCAGCCAGGGCCTTCTCAGCCATGTCTTCTTCCTTCTTGTCTTCGTTGTCTTCTTCCGGCGCGTTCTCGTTCTCATCACTCAGGCTGTCATCACCACCACCCCCACCACCCCCACCGCTGGGAGTTGCCCCTACTTCAGCTAGTAACAACTCGCCGCGCTCATCTTCAAGCGGGTCATCTTCGTAGAACTCAACTCTAATTTCGTTGATCGTATGTGTCTTGCTGAACTCGCGCTGTAGTCTTAGCTCGTTGGTCGTGTCTGCGATTCTAATGTCGTCAAACTCACCAATCAAATTATCACCATAGGCGGGCAGTATCTTTTGCTCTATCTTGTCACTGATCTCTACCGATAACGGGTAACAAGTTTTATTCTTGAATATCGCCTCGCCAACTCTTGCATTGGCTTCGTTGGAATTGATAGCAAGCATGGATGCAGCGCCTGGAGCAATGGTGTTATAAATGACTTCTTCGTTCTGTTTCAATCCCTCGAGAAACTCCATCTCTTGATGTGTTGAGGCAGATTTCATCCACTCTACCCCGCCCTTGCCAGCGCCAAATAACACCATCTGTTGACGCTTCGCAGCCGACTCGTCTATCTGCTTTAGCATCTGTGCTCTGTCTGGTTTGCTCATCTGGTCGGCAAAGGCAATGATACCCGGAAGGCGTGCGTTATTCTTCCCGAATAATTCTGTGTTCCACTTGCGTGCCTCTATGTCCCCCATCGCTGTAATTGCCAATGCCTCTATCACAGACAGGCCAACAAAACGGTTGAACGGGTTAGGGCGCTTGAAGTGTACAACTTCCCACGTCTCTAAAAATATTGTATTCCCATTGCCAGGTTTGTATTCATATCCAGCCAGGTATTTATTTTCATCTGGTACTGGTGTTATCATGTGGGGGGGGATAATCCATAGCTCATCGGGCGGAGCCTTCTCGCTTTCCATGTTCATCCACCAGTAACAGTTACCGGGAATGGCACGATAGAAGACAGTCTGGGCAATAAACTCGCTCCGGCTGTCTTCCGGGTTCGGTTTTCTTAGCTTCAACTCAAAGGGATGATTGGGGACGTCTACCTGCTTCTCGCCTTCCACTTTCTTGACGTTGTAGTTTATGACTTTCAACTCGTTCATTATCAAGTCAGTGACGGCGCTGATGGCAGGGACCTTCCTGTATAAATTCGCCTGGTTGTAATAGACTTCCATGTCCGGCATGTCCCACTTTGCCGCTTGTGCCGTTTCCAGTAACCACTGCTCATTTGTAATGCGTGCCTTGAGTGCGGCTACAATCCTGTTGTCTATCCAGTTAGTAATTACATTCGTCATAATATCACCTATACAAACCCTATCAAATCGGCGGGCGTTGGAGCAGTTGCCGCCCATAGCGCAATTCCCAGCCCCATCACTGTGTCATCGTGTCCCTCACCTTCTGCAGCCAGCCGCCAAATACCGGTTGCCGTCTGCGTTGAAACAAAAGTGAACATCTCTTGCTTTTGCACAGGCCAGTCTTGCAGCTTCCAACCGCCCGTGTGTATCGCCTCATACAAGTCTGACATGATCTCAGCCTTGCTCAAGTTTGTGGTTTGAAACCCTAATACAGTCAAACCGGCGGCGTGCAAGGCGTCAAAGTTTACGCTCCCGATACTGTTTGTTTCTGTTCCTACACAACTGCAATGCCACTGGTTGTACTTATCAACAATCCTGTTACGCTGTTCTTCCCATGTCAGGCGCCGCATGTGTAACAAATCCACTTGTGTTTTGGTTGTCTTGTCAAATACCGGCATAGCTGTGAAG